TATATAGTATTGCAGGTATCCAACTCTATAAATCAAATAATCTACCCTTTATGGCTGCTTATAATACAGCTGTTACTGGTGAGAATAATGATTATGCAGATGCAAATGCCACTTGCTGCGGTCTTGTCTTCCATAAAGAAGCGGCTGGAGTAGTTGAAACACTTGGTCCATCAATTGAGACTACAAGTGGAGATTTTGGGGTCCAATACCAAGGTCAATTAATTGTAGGCAAGCTAAGCATGGGTGTGGGATCTCTCCGCAACTCTGTAGCTGGTTCTCTACAAGCTCAATAAAAAAAATATTTATATGCCCTTAGAGGATTTATTCCTCTTCGGGGCTTACCATTCCCTAGAAAATAAATGGCTACTAAATTAACGGAATTATCCGCTATTAATATAATGCTATCTAATATAGGACAAGCTCCTGTAACTTCTGTAGATAGTACAAACCCTATGGTGGGGTTAGCAAAATCAATATTAGATGAAGTATCTAATGCTGTTCAATCAGAAGGATGGGTCTTTAATACTGAAGATCATTACCCCTTCTCTCCTAGTAATGGAAGTATAACAATACCTACTAATGTTTTATCTTTTGATATCTCAAAATATAGCCAAAAGAAAGTAGTATTAAGGTATGGAAAACTATACGATAAAGAAAAGCATGAAAATGTAAATGAAGATGTAGAGCTAGATATAGTTTGGTTATTTTCTTTTACAGATTTACCTGAGGCATTTAAACATTATATAGCTATTAGAGCGGCTAATTTATTTGCTGGTAGATCAATTGGATCACAAGAAGCTGTTAAGTATTCAGAACGAGAAGAAGCCTATGCAAGAGCTTCAGCTATTGAATATGAAACACAACAAGGTGACTACAGTATGTTGTCAAACCATGAAGGAGAACAGATACAAACATACTCACCATTTAACACAATACATAGATAGTTATGGCTGCAGTTACACAAAAAATATCTAATCTCTTAGGTGGAGTTAGTCAACAGCCAGACCCAATAAAATTACCAGGTCAAGTAAGAGAGGCTGAGAATGTTTTTCTAGATCCTACTTTTGGATGTAGAAAGAGACCTGCTACTCAATTTGTAAAACAGTTAGCTACAGATATAGCTTCTGATGCAAAATGGTTCACAATACTCCGAGACTCCACAGAAAGATATGCGGTAGCTGTGTCAAGTGTTGGAGGTTTTAATGTAAGAGTATGGGATTTAGATACTGGAATAGAAAAGAATGTAAACATACATTCAACAGCTGCTACTTATTTTTCTGGAGCCACTCCTAGTAATGTTAAACATTTAACAGTAGGAGATTATACGTTCTTAAATAACAATGCAAAAGAAGTAGCTTTAAATACGACTAGCAAATCTCCAACAACAACAAACAAAGAAGCCTTAGTATCTATTGATCAGATTGCTTATAATACATCTTATTCAATAGATTTAAACAATATTAGTAATACAACTCCTACAACAGTTTATAAAGCTAAGAAATTACAGCTATTACCAGATAGATACCAAGTAGATGATGGTGGTGCTTGTACTGAAGTTAAAGGAGAAGATTTTTTAATTGATCATCCAACAAATTCAGCAAAGAAAGGATTAGCTTTTAGAATTACTAATAAATGTACCGCTTTTGTTTCTGAAAAGCATTTAAGTAGAATAACTATAAATAGTGCAACATCTAGTAAAGGTAATCTTCTTGGTTACTATACAGTAAATGAGACAAATACCTCAGGCTTATTTGCTAATACAGGTGTAACTGAATTTACTTATTTCATACATCAAGAAGTAGGATTAACTGAAACAGATGCTAAAGCTAGATTCAAATACATTAATAATTATAGTGGGTCTCTTTATTTAGGTGTTACTGTTTTATTAGTTGATCAAAAAGGAAAAGCTACTGTAGATATAACAGAAACAGGAGCAGTAGCACCTAATGATCATGGTGTTAATTTTACCTTATATGCTAGAGCTGATGAAGAGTACTATTCTAGATATGAATCAAATATAATATTAAAGAATGGTGGTGAAGGTTGGAGAGTTAATGATACAGTTGAAGTAGAAATTAAGGATAGAATATTTACTGTAAAAGTAGTAGAAGAAGCATCAGCAAATATATATGCTAGTGATGGATCTGCTACCTTTGTCACTCCTACTAATACAGAAAGTGGTGCTCTTAATATGGAGCAAATTAGTACAGCATTAACAACTTCAATCAATGCCATTACTAATTATTCTGCTGAAGCAATAGGTAGGACTATAAAAATAACTAAAACTAATGGAGCAAACTTTGGTATTAGTACAAGAGGAGGTACAGCTAATACTGCTTTACGTGCTGTAAAAGGTGTTGCTGCTGATATAACAGAACTGCCTGATCAATGTTGGGATGGTTTTGTATTAAAAGTAGCTAATACTGAAGATTCAACTAGTGATGATTATTATGTAAAATTTTCAACAGATAATCCTGGTGTAGCTGGATCAGGTTCTTGGGTAGAAACATTAAAACCTGATACTATTTTAGGTTTTGATATTGGTACTTTACCTCAAGGCTTAATAAGAAAACCTGATGGGAACTTTCATTTAGGACCATTAGATGGTTCAACTTTAACTACTTCATCTGGGAACGTCGATTTAAAAACATGGGCAGTTAGAGAAGTAGGTGATGATGATACAAACCCCATACCTACATTTAATGAAAAGAAGATCAATAATATGTTCTTCTATTCTAATAGATTTGGTTTCTTAGCTGAAGATGCTGTAATCATGTCTCAAGCTGGAGACTATTTTAATTTCTTCCAAACATCAGCTTTAACAGTTGCAGATAATGATCCTATAGATGTAACAGCATCAGCAGAAAAACCAGCAATGTTAAAAGCTGCATTAGGTCAACCACAAGGCTTACTTTTATTTGCTGAGAATGCTCAATTCATGTTGAGTTCTGAAGAGGTAGCCTTCTCACCAGCTACAGTAAAGATGAATGAAATAGCTAACTATTTTTATAAAAGTTCTATTGATCCCATTCCAACTGGTAGCAGTACAATATTTTTATCAGAGACATCTACTTATACAAAAGCATTAGAAATGCTACCTAACTCTGCTCAAAATAGAGCATTAGTAGCAGACATAACTAGAATCATTCCTGAATACTTAAGCCCAAATTTAATATGGGGTTCTTCTAGTCCTAATAATGGAATGGTCTTATTAGGTGATGGAACAACTGAAGTCTTTGCTTTTAAGTTTTTCAATCAAGGAAATGAAAGACAGATAGCTGGATGGTCAAAATGGATCTTTGGAGAAAATATATCTCTCTGCTCTTTTGAAGATGATTTAATTTGGATTATTAAAAAAGATTCTAATAGGCATATTTTAGCCAAGATGGAATTAATAGATGATCCTGATCAGTCACCATTAAATGTAGGATTTTCAAAGTTTATTCCTAGACTAGATAATTATGTAGATCAATCAGAGGTAACTCTTAGCTCTGGTACTAATACTGAATTAAAGAAAATAACTCTTCCTGATGGAATGTATTTATCAGGTAAAAAGATAGTAGTAGTTAGTACAACTGGTACTACACCAGGAAGCTATAAAACAGTTAATAATGCTACTTGGAATAGTTCTACATCTAAATGGGAATTTGAAGTAGAACAAGAGTTAGTAGCAAATAATTTTATTGTTGGTCTACAGTACACATCTAAAATCACTCTACCTACCATATTTGTTACTAGTGAAAATAAAGAAGATAGAATATTTCCACCAATGGTAGAACATATCTATATGGATCTTTATTATGCTGGTAGTCATAAGATACAAGTATCAAAAGATGGTTATGATGATTATATCGTCAATAATGAAGCCGCTATAGTAAACGAATACTCAACTAATACTATACCTATTGATGAATTAAAGACTGTTAGTATTCCTATATTTACAAGAGGATCAGAGGTTAAAACTACAGTATTAGGAGAAGATATATTCCCATTTAGTATTACTAGTTATAGCTGGACAGGACACTATAACAATAGAGGGATAACGTCTATATAAGATGAAACCTTATTACCGTGAAGCTACGGTGAAGGATGCATTACTTGTTGCCAATAACCTCAGAGATGAGGATAAATCAGAAATAGAGGGATTAGGTCAAACACCTATCTCTATTGTTTTCTGGACTTTATTAAGCGAGCCTTGTTATGCTTTTTTTAATCATGAAGGTGAGATAGGTGGTATAGCTGGAATAACAAAAGATCCAAGACCTAATACAGGAATCATTTGGATGTTATGTACTCCAGCTATAACTAAGAACCCTGTTACCTTTGTAAGACAAGCTAAACAATGGCTAAGTGAGTACCAAGACAATTACATCCTTTGGAACCTTGCAGACGCAAGAAACACCTTTCACCATAAACTACTAAAGCTTTTAGGATTCAAAGCTATACGCTCAGTACCATCAGGACCATATCAACTACCATATTTAGAAATAGTAAAATTATGTGCACAATCGCAGCGGCGGGGTTAGCCATAAGCGCAATAGGAACTGGAGCCTCCATATATATGGGACAACAACAAGCTGCAGCTGCTAGAACCCAAGCTAAGATCTCCC